CAATGACAGATCCTACAGGATTTACGTCAGATTCACATCAAGTAGTACAAAGAGTAGTTGTTGTTGGCAACGATATCGATACAGCAGCAGGACCATTGGGTTCTAATGATATGCACGTAGATGGAGAAAATTGGTGTGTTAATTTTTTTAAGGGCGGGATATGGAAACAGACTTCTTACAATAATAATTTTAGAAAACAATATGCAGGGATTGGATATATTTATGACCCTTTAAAAGATAAATTTTTAACACAACAACCTCATGCCTCATGGTCATTAGATGATAATGATGATTGGCAAGCACCTATAACTTATCCAACAGTTACAGAAGAAGGTGATGTTAGATATATGATTTCTTGGAACGAAACAAAATATCAAGCTGACAACACTAAAGGTTGGGAAGCAACTAAATCAAACGACGAATCGGAAACACCTACCAAATACGATTGGAATGGCACAGCTTGGGTGTCCGAATAGGAGGACACTTAAATGCCAAGAAATAAATCTGGCTCAGCAAACGGTGGAGTAATTGGAAAAACGAATAAAAGTTCGTTTGGTAAATGCACTGTTACATCTAAAACATCTACGGGAGCAATCACAACACAACCAGGAACTAAACTTGTTCAAACTTTAGTTGTTGCTGGTGGAGGTGGTGGCTCTGGTCCATCAGGTGGTGGAGGTGGAGCGGGAGGTGTTAGATGTATTTCTAATATTCCTGTGTGTGGAAATTTTCCTTATACTATGACTATTGGTGGAGCTGGTTCAGCTGCAGTAGCTCCTAGTGCAGGTGGTGACGGTGGAGATTCAATTTTTAATCCTGATGGTGTTGAAGGAACAACAAAATTTACATCTACTGGTGGTGGCGGTGGTGGTGGAACTGGCACTCCTGATTCTAATGTAGGAAAAACAGGAGGTTCAGGTGGTGGCGGTGCTGAAGGTGGATGTGGTGGAGCTGGTAATACACCCCCAACAACTCCTCCTCAAGGAAATGATGGAGGGGACTCTTCTCCAGACGCTGGTGGTGGCGGTGGTGGTCATGCTGCTGTAGGAGCTAATTCACCAGGAGTTGGAAACGGCGGAGCAGGTGGAGCAGGAACAGATTTTAGTCCTATATATGGAAATATTGGTCCAACATGTTCAGTTTTTGGTGGAGGCGGTGGAGGCCGAGGAGGTTCCTCTGGCGGAGCTGGTGGAACTGGTGGTGGCGGAGCTGGTCAAGCTGGAAGTGGATCAGGAAGTGCTGGAACAACTAACACTGGTGGCGGTGGTGGAGGTGGCGGAGGTGGTCCTCCAGGTTCAGCAGGTGGATCAGGAATCGTAATAGTAAAAGAATTAAATAAAGCAAGTGGTGTGTGGTCATTACAAAGTCAATTTGCAGCAATAACTGCAGGTGCATGTGGAGCTTCTACATGGCCAAGAAAATTAGAAAGTTACTCATTAAATTATTTGGTATTAGCTGGTGGTGGCGGTGGTGGCTTTGTGTGTACTGGACCAACCACTGGTGGTGGTGGAGGCGGTGGTGGAGGCTATCGTACATCTGGTTTTGGACCAAGTCCTTTACGAGCTCCTGCTTTAACTATAGAAGAAGGAAATTATTCAATCACTGTTGGTGCGGGTGGAGCTGCATCATCAGCGCATGGTAATCCAGGAAGTAATTCAATATTTTCAACTATAACATCTACTGGTGGTGGAGGTGGTGGTGGATCTGGTAGTTCTGCTGGTAAACCTGGTGGATCAGGTGGTGGCTCTGCAGGAACACCAGAACCAGGTTCAACTTTTGCAGGAGGATCAGGTAATACTCCTCCAGTCAGTCCACCACAAGGAAATGATGGAGGAGGAGCTCCAGGACCATCAACTCAAAGAGGTGGATCTGGAGGTGGAGGTGCTGGAGGCGCTGGGAGTAATGCATCAAATCCTGGTGGATCAGGTGGATCTGGAGTACCAAATGATATTACAGGATCTGGAACTACTTATGCAGCTGGAGCTCCAGGGGCATCTAATTCACCCCCTGATGGAGGATCAGCTGGTGGTGATAATACAGGAAATGGTGGTGGTGGAAGTAAAGGATTATCTCCAGCGAACGATGGAGCTGCGGGTGGATCAGGTCTTGTTGTTGTGAGGGGTCCGAGTGCAGTTACATTCGCAGTATCACCAGGAACAAATTCAACATCTACACACCCTGGTGGAGACAAAATAGCTACGTTTACAGTATCAGGAACATTGACAGTATCATAAGAAATGTTATATTAAGTTTATAAAGATATATGAACTTAACAAATTATTATTGGTACTTCCAATCAGCAGTCCCTCCTAGGATTTGTGATGAAATAGTAAAATATGGAAAATCTATTTCTGATCAGATGGCTGTCACTGGTGGTTATGGTCAAGGTAAAAATCTAAATAAAAAACAAATAAAAGATTTAAAGAAAAAAAGAAATTCTAACATTGTTTGGATGAATGATAGATGGATTTATAAAGAAATACAACCCTACGTGCATCAAGCAAATGCAAATGCAGGTTGGAACTTTCAATGGGATTTTTCAGAAAGCTGTCAGTTTACAAAATACGAAAAAGGTCAATTTTATGATTGGCATTGTGATGGTTGGGATAAACCTTATATTAGAGAAAATGCAAATGATCCATCACATGGTAAGATTAGAAAGTTATCTGTGACCGTTACTTTATCAGATCCAAAAGATTACAAAGGTGGTGAATTAGAATTTGATTTTAGAAATATGGATCCAGATAAAAAACCTAACATTAAAAAATGCACAGAGATATTACCAAAAGGATCTTTAGTTGTATTTCCTGGTTTTGTGTGGCATAGAGTATGTCCAGTAAAAAAAGGATCAAGATATAGTTTAGTAATATGGAATCTAGGGTGGCCTTATAAATGAGCATGACTTTTCCACAAAAATTAAACTTAGAACAATATTTTTCATGTCCAATATGGTGGGCTGATCAACCTAAATTTGTAAATAAATTAAACAAAGCGTCTGATAAATATATAAAAATATCACAGAAAAATCTAAAAAAACAAATAGATGAAAGAAATAAAAAGTTTGGTGACAAAGGAGATATGGGTCATGTGTTTCATTCTACATCTTTAATTGGTGACCCTAAATTTAAAGATCTACAGGATTATATCGGTGCAACCGCACATAATCTATTAGAGGAGATGGGGTTTGATTTATCTCAATATCAAGTGTTTACAACAGAGATGTGGGTGCAAGAGTTTGCTAAAAAAGGTGGTGGACATCACACATTACACACACATTGGAATGGGCACATATCTGGTTTTTATTTTTTAAAAGCAAGTGAGAGAACATCCATGCCATTATTTGAAGATCCAAGACCAGGTAATCTTATGAATCTTTTACCAGAAAAAGACAGATCAAAAGTTACATATGCGAGTTCACAAATTCATTATAAAATTCAACCAGGCAGATTAATATTTTTTCCATCGTATATGCCACATCAATATATTGTTGATATGGGTTATGAACCTTTCAGGTTTATACACTGGAACTGTCAAGCGATACCAAAAGGAGTATTAAATGTCGTTCAAAAAAAATAAATACACTGTTTTAAAAAATGCAATCAGCAAAGAATTAGCTGACTTTTGTTATGCTTATTTTTTAAATAAAAGAAACGTAGCTAGAGTTTTATTTGACTCTAGGTATATATCACCTTTCACAGAATACTGGGGTATTTGGACTGATCAGCAAGTTCCAAATACTTATTCACACTACGGTGATCTTGTTATGGAAACTTTATTACAAAGAGTAAAACCAGTAATGGAAAAACATACTAAATTAAAATTATCTGAGACCTATTCTTATGCAAGAATCTATAAAAAAGGAGACATCTTGGCCAGACATAAAGATAGATATTCTTGTGAGATATCTACAACTTTAAATCTAGGTGGTGACGATTGGCCGATATACCTAGATCCAACAGGTAAAAAAGGAGGGGCTGGAGTAAAAGTGGACCTTAAACAAGGAGACATGTTAATATATTCTGGATGTGATTTAGAACATTGGAGAGAAGAGTTTACAGGTAAAGATTGTGGACAGGTGTTTTTACATTATAACAAAGCAGGATCTAAAATGGCAAAAGAAAACGCTTTAGATAAAAGACCTTTACTAGGTTTACCTGCATGGTTTAAAGGCACTAAGTTGACTAATTCTACAAAATAGTCTATAAAAAAGACTTGTATGGGGAGTACCACCACAACCACACTCCCCGTACTTTAATCTGTTAATTAACGTTTAATCTGATATAACGGGTTACTATGCTACAAAAGATAGGATTTCAGCCAGGTATAAATAAACAGATCACACCCACTGGAGCAGAGGGTCAGTGGATAGATTGTGATAATGTAAGATTTAGATATGGCACACCTGAAAAGATAGGTGGTTGGAAACAATTAGGAGATGATGCTCTTACAGGAGCAGGTAGAGGATTACATCATTTTGTAAATAGTAAAGCCAGAAAATATGCTATCATCGGCACAAACAGAATTTTATATGCATTCTCTGGTGGTGTGTTTTACGACATACACCCTATCAAATCTACAACAACTCTTACAAGTGCATTCACCACGACCAACGGATCAACGTCCGTTACAATAACTTTCAGTGGGGATCATGGTATATCCGCACAGGATATAGTCTTACTAGATAATTTTTCCACAATCACAGATTCTAATTTTGCAGCTTCAGATTTCGATGATAAAAAATTTATGGTGACTACTGTCCCTAATGCCACGACTATTACGATCACAATGCCATCAGCAGAGACAGGATCTGGTGCAACAACATCAGGTGGTATCAGGGTGCAACATTATTATCCTGTTGGACCAGCGGTGCAGGCGAAAGGTTTTGGTTGGTCTCTTGGAACGTGGGGTGGTGAGGTTGCAGGTGAGCCAACAACAACTTTATCTGGTGCAATAAATTCTTCAACAACAACTGGTATCATATTAGCAGATGTATCACAGTTTCCAGACACAGGTACAAATTTTATAAAAATAGGAACAGAGGAGATATCTTATACGGGAATCAGCACATCAAACGAATTGACAGGTGTCACGAGAGAGGTCAGAGGGACAGACGCTGCATCACATGGTGCAGGAGACGCGGTCACTAGCACGACAAACTTTGTGGCCTGGGGTGAGGCAGCATCAGGAGATCTGGTATTAGAACCTGGTATGTGGTCACTAGATAATTT